CGTTGGCTGTGGATCGCCACCAATCCACTCAACAATTGTGTGCGGTGGAGTGGACTGGCTTAAAACCAACTCCTCAGGCTTGACGCCTAAACGATTAAGGCAGATAGCAATGTCCATAATCAGGCGTACTTAATGATGTCAACTTTAGTGTAAATGCTAGTCCCCCAGGAAGAAGGGGCAGTCACGCCTAGACCAAAAGTTTCTGACCCGCATCTGTACTGAACTGCAAAAGCTTTGCTTGCTGATATTGTAAACGTAACCGCCATCGTCATAACAGTTTCGACGTAGGTAGCGTTCCTGTGGTATCCGGTTGTGGCTCTGTAATATGTGGTATCGGTTACGTTTTTGACTCTTAATAAAGTCTCTTCAGTTCGGTAAAACGGTGCTGTGACTATCAAAGTGTATGTACCAGCGCCAAGCGTAAATTGATTGCTGCTGATGCTTACAATTCCATCTGGGTCAGAAAGTTCAGTGTTTAAATCTCTAGTTGTCCAGGTTGCACTTACCGAATTGCCGCCATAGGTGCCAGCAGTTTTTTCATCGCAAATAGATGCAAAACTCGGAGCACTACCACTACCAGCATCCTGCCAACTTGGTGCGCTGCTTGATCCATTGCTAGTCAGTACCTGACCGCTAGTGCCGTAGGTAGCGCCGCCAATGCCAAGCTGACCAACTTCGCCAATTCGGAACCGTTCAAAACTGCCAGCGGCCGCTCCAGAAGGCGACGTGTGAAAGGATATAGCTTGCGCTGCATTATTGGCTCCACTTGTGACGCCAATGCGAGCCCGGTTAGCGCCGCCGTTGTAATCAAAGAAAGCGCGTTTTGCACCGCTGCTAAAGCTGCTGCTAGTGCCAACAGAAGCGATCGCGCCATTAACGTGAACCGACTCAGTGCCGCTAGTCGTGCCAACTAATAGGCGACCCGAAGTGTCAAACCTGGCGATCTCAGTACTACTAGCTTCATTATTGTTGCCCCTGTAGAACTCAATCGTTCCGGAGCTTCCACGGATTTCTAAATCGTTTCCGCGTAGTTGCAGTGCACCTTGGAATGAGCCGTTTTCATCTAAGCGGATTTTTGCGTCACCAGTGCTGTTACCACGAACATCAAGTTTCGAACCAGGACTCGTGGTGCCAATCCCTACTCGCTGTGAATCGTCGATGCGCATTGCTTCGACTAATGTCGCAGAGCTATTGCGCGTTTCAAAAGCAAGTCGTGACGTGTTACCGCTTCCGCTTGGATATGATTTAATGCGACCAATAGCACTGGTAGAGCCAGCACTGTTCCTACCTTGAATTGAAATTTGACCGTATTGACTGTTAGTTGCTGCCGTAGAGTTAATCCCACCATCGCCAACAACATCAAGTGGATAGCTAGGCGAACTAGTCCCTATGCCTACACGCCCGGATGAGTCGAGACGCATATACTCAGTCGAGTTATTACGACCCCACCGATGATTTAAAGCATGCTGGAAAATATCTTTCTGATTAACTCCAGCGTCTTCTGAAGCAATCCTTGCGTAATCATTTGTGTAGGAGTAACCCAACATCAACTTTAAAGTTGTGTCAGAGTTGGCTTGGATAGCAAACGAATTAGAGAAATCAGACTGAATAGTTAGGGGGTGACTAGGGCTCGTAGTGCCGACCCCTACACGTCCGCTGCTATCAATCCGCATCCGCTCGGTTGGAACAGTATTGGTATTTACGCTTCTTGTGCCAAAAACTAAATCTCCATAAGTATTGGAGCTAGCGTTGGTCTCTTGATAGCCAATAAAAGCAGGTGGTTCGGTGCCACTGTTATAACCAAAGCCGATTAGACGGTAAGTGTTAATTCCAAAAGAAGTGTTGCCGATACTAACTAACGTAGAAGCGGAGCCCAGAGTAGTGCTGCTACCCTGAAGAGATAAAAGGTGTGTAGGCGAACTAGTTCCAATACCTACCCTGCCGCTTGAGTCGATGCGCATTTTTTCAGCAGTGCCAGTAGCAAACTGCATGTCATTACCTGCAGCACCTAGATAAACATGCGCAGTAGAAGATGTAGTGGAATCTTTAAAAGATAAATATGCATTGGCGTCTCCACTTTCAATGACTGCATTTACGTTGCCAGTAGGGTGATAAACATGCAAACGCTCAGCAGGCGACGTAGTACCGACCCCAACAGCACCATCTGCAGCAACAAACAACCTGCCAGTACCACCAGTCGAGATGGCTACTTGGTCTGTCCCAGGCTTATAAATCCCGTTCCCGTCGTCTGATTCAAACGCCAAACCAGGAGCCGCTGCCGTTCCATCAGGAACACCCTTGAACAGCTCTTGGATCGTGATGCTCTTATTTTTATCAGCAGCAGCAGCTTCGCTTACGTCAACGATCGGCAGCAGGTCACCAGTCGCAGGCGTGGTCAGCGCCGTCAGATCCGAAATCTTGCGATCAGCCACAGCGTCTCACGCACAGTCAATAGACCGATTGTAATGCCGCTAGCAATCAGGTCTTGATGACGTACATCATCGCGATGTTACGCGGACGGGTCTCAGAACCGAAGTTGCCGGTGTCTCCGCTCGTCTGAGTTTCCTTAGTTACACCGCTGCTGCGCAGGTGTTCGATGGTGATTGGGTTTGGTGGATCGCCGACGTTCTGCGATACCGCAGTGATGTTGTGATTGTGCTCCTGTAACTGATGCCCTTGGCTGCTGGCAAAGCTGCGGCTGCTATCAACACCCCGGCTGTTGTCCCAACCCCGGACAAACTCACCGCGAAGGTCTGGCAGGTTGAACGTCGTTGAACCGTCACCACTGCCCCAGGTCGTTGAGATGGCAGAGAACAAGTCGGAATACGTTGAGCGGCTAACAGCTGCGCCGTTGCACTCCAAATAACCCGTGGGAACCGTTGTGGTGGCCATGCAGAACACCGACCCACTCGGCACACCTGCAGGCGTAGACACGTTTGCCCAGCTCAGCGCCCCAGCACCGTCAGTCTTCAGGTACTGATCAGCGTCACCGTCAGATGACGGCAGGGTCAGCGTGACGTTGCTGCTAACCGTTGCCGGTGCCTTGATCGCAACGTAATTGCTGTCGTCGGAGTCGTTGAAACGGATCTCCTTCTGCGTCTTGACCGTTAGGCCGTTGTTATCAACTTGAACTCGCTCAGTGCCGCCAGTCGAGAACGACACTTCATTGGACGCACCAAAGAAAATGCCGGTATCGGTGTCGCCTGTGTTGGTCAGGCTGGGCGCTGCAGCAGTGCCATCAGGCAACTGCACTGGAACGGCTGCGATGCTGTGGGTGCTGGTGAAGCTGTGGCTAAGCGTGCCACCTGCAGTGATGCCAACCTGATTAGCTGCAACCCGATAAAAACCAGTGTCGGCGTCACCCGTGAACTGAAGACCAGCAGTGCCGACAGCACCGTTAGGGATGACAACGTTGCCCGTAAACGTCGGGCTGGCAGTAGGCGCAAGCGCAAGGTTTGCCGCAGTTAGATCAGGACCCAGAACGATCCAGTCACTATCTGCACCGTTTCTTATCTTTAACGACCCAGCATTTGTATCTGCCCACAACATATAAGCCGTCGTTGTTGACGGCGCCGATGAGCCACTACTCAGGCTGAATAGAGCTGCAATGTTGTCGTTAATGTCAGCACGGACGTTAGCGCCAGTGTCATTTGCAATGATCTGGTCGGCTTGTGCCATTAGCCCTTCCCGTATCCGGTAGCAGTCCAGCGGATAGTCCGCGCCTGCCTGACATCACTCGAATTGTAGACCGATACATCAAACCCGGTCGCTGAGCTGTTGCTGATGACGTAGTAGTCACCGCTTGATTGCGTGGTGAAGCCAATGCCAACTTGGGGCGTATCCGCAAACTTGTTGGCGTAGGTCACCGAAACGTCTGCGCTGCTGCTCGTCGTCACCGAATCCGTGATGGTGCGATAAGGCATGTTGCTGGTGACCTTCAGCTCTTGGATTGAAACCTGCTCCACGTTGCTGTCAGTGCTTAGCTCTGCCTTTAGCTCATACGCCCGTGCTTTGAACTGGGCATTGTTGAACTTGCGCCACGATGACCAAGTGGGCGTACCAGATGGATCGTCCTGCGTGGTTCTGACGTAGAGCTGCACGTCCGTTTTCTGCGGGGTGGCACCGTCAAAGTCGGCAATATCGTCAAAGTCCGCAGCGTCGTCGATGCGATTGCTGTAGGGGTAGAACGAACGGGTCAGCAGCTCGCTTTCAAGCTGCACACTGAAAACATCGCTAAGCGTGATCGGGTTGTTGTTGAACTCATAGGTGCCGGACGTGTAAAGCGTGTTGTCGCCTTCCTGCCCCATATCGTCTTCCCCGTCTTCATCAAGAATCCGCGAGCCATCTTCTGTTTGCACCGCACCAGCGGACGCAGTTGATCCACCGTCTTCAGCCATCTCAAGCTCACCCAGTCCGGTGTCCACAACCACGTTGGTTTTGGTGCCGGGGAACGTGGTGTGCTCGGTCTGAGTGTTGATGTTCTCTAGGTTTTCGAGATCGGGCTTAGTGAACTCGATCAGCGTTGCCGTCAGGCTTTGGCGCCCACCAGAGTCAACGAACTTGGCGGAATACGTCCCAGGCTTTAGGTCGGCATACGCTTCTGTTGAGCTACCCGCAATCTGCTCGCCAATGCTGGTGGAGTTTGCCCAAGTGACGCCAGTCAAAGCAGGCGAATGGCGGAGCAGTACATAGCCGCCAACACGCACATCCAAGTCAGTCGCTTGGTTCCAGGTCAACTTGGCTTGCCCATTAACCGGCACCATGCTCAATCCGCTAACCGCTGCAGGCGCTGCCGTGTTACCTGCAATGCTCTGCTTCAGCTCTGACGGATCCGAACGCTTGCCAAGCGCAGAAATGGCAACAACGCGGAAGGTGAACTCTCCCGTGTCGTCAGTGTTAAACGTCAGGCTGTTGTACGGCGTGTCACCGACGGTGAAGAAGCTCAGGCTGTTCTCGGTCTTAAACGACACCTGATAGCCAGTCGCTCCATCAACATTTGCCCAGGCAATCTCGATCTCGGTCGTAACGCGGTTGCCAGCTTCCACCAACCGCTCGTCAACGTTGATGTTTTGGGGCGCTCCAGGTTTCTGATTCAACAGAGTGATGTCACGCGGCTGAAGCGTCAGACCGTCTTCGACAAAGCCGTATTTACTGGTGTTGTGCTCCAGTGCAGTGATCTTGTAGTTCTCACTGTCTTCAGTGACGCTGACAACGCGGAAAAGTTGAGCTTCAACGCTGCTTGTCTCAATGACAAAAATACTTTGCGCTTGCGGAGCAACGCTGAACGCTGTTTTGACCGTAATTGTCTTGTCGTCAAAGTCAGCAGAGTCAATCTCGCGCTGTTCAACCCTGCCATCAGGCATCACAACGCTGATGTCATCGCCAGGTGAAACGGCAATGCTCTGGTCAATTGTCAGAACAGTTGTTGTTGCACTTGCTATGCGGCCACCTTTGCGACTGCCAGCCCGCATTTGATCTGCAATTTTAATAATCTGACCAGGGCGCACAATTGCACCATCAAGGCCGACAGTAAAGGTGCACGTGGTCGTTTCATTTTGCTCGGAGTAGAGCAACCAACGGCCTAAACGATTGGCCTGACCGCGGCTAGTGCAACCAAAGGCAGCAAGGCGAACTTCAATCAGTCCGTACTTGGCAATTGCAGCTTCGTCAGAGACGTATTCAACGCGCTGTTGATAAGCCTGTTCTGGGTCATTCCAGGTGACAAGAGCAACTGTGTGCCGGGCTTTTAGGCTGCTGCCTTCGTAATTGAAGACGCCTTCAATAACGTTGCTGTTGCTAAATAACGCAGCAGGATCCTTGGGGCTGTCTTGGCTAAACGCAAGCTGTCCGGCAGACCAGTAGGCCATGCCGCGGAAACAAGAAGCAAAGTCCTGGATGACGTTGTACGCTTCTTCTCTTGATTGCAGGTAGACATTGCACAAGAAGCGCGGCTCTGTACCGCCTTCGCCATCAGGCACACTTTGATTGCAATATTTACTAATTTCGTAAAGTGTCCACTTATCGATCTGGGCGT